AAAATAATAATAATGATTTCATTAGTTCTTTAGAATATTCAAACTTTAAAATTAGAATGATTAATACAGATTTTAAAACATATACTGATGATAAATTTAAAAATAAATTTATAATTAGAAGAAAAGAACTACATAATATTTTGATAAGTAAAAAATATAATAATAAAAGTAGTTTTCAACCTGGAATATATCAAGGTGTAAAATTGGAATATTATTATAATAAAAATAATGACGGTAAATGTATTTGCGAGTTTCATTCATTTAATAAAAAAAATATTAGTACCGATTGTAAAAAAGTAACTGTTGCTATATTTGAAAGTGGGAGTGTATTAATTACTGGAGGAATTACATTTGAACAAGTTCAAAGAGCATATGAATATATTACATCAATCATAGCCGATAATGCAGAAACTATTTATAAACCTGAATTAAATATTATAACATAATATATTATATTTTTCGGGATTTATAAAATTATATTTTAAAGGTTTTGGATTATTACCAGGCCTATAAGAACTTGGAATATGATTTTTTGCATAAAATTGTTCCGCATATTTTTCAGCAGTTGGTTCTACATATGCGAACATTTTTTCAGAATTTATTTCATTATCTACGAAGCTATAACTACTCATTTGTATAAATTTATTTCGATTTATCTAATTAATTAAATTATTTTTTTTTTAGTTATATTCGTTATACATATCATTTCCTACTTTTTTTGAAGCATCTTCAAAAGTCATTGTATTATTAATTATTTTTTCTCTTAAATCTAGCATATAATATAATGTATCCATATTAATATCCTTTTTTAATGACATATCAGACAAAAAAGGATATCTTTCGGTGAAAAATTTATAATTTGTTTCAAAATCTTTTTTGTCAGTATCGCTTATACTATCGATATTATCTATATTATATTTTTCTCTTATTTCTTTTATTATTTCTAAAAGTTTAGCATTTGTATATCCATCTTTCACAAAATCAACATTACCCTTATCTCTTTTATTTTTCATTTTAATATAAAATAATATTTTATTTTTTTTATATAATTTCTATCCAATTTTCTGGAAATAAATCTTTTAATTCCTTGTCTTTATTTGCCGGTCCAAACCATTTTTTTGGATATAAGATATACTTTGAATTTGAAAAATATGCACCAAACCACGAAAATGTACTATTTGCTATTATAATATTATCACAATTTGATATTAAAAGCATTTGTTCATAATTTGTGATATCATTCGATATTTTTATAAAATCACATTTATTATTATTACTTTTCAAATTTATTATATATTTATTCACTATATCATCATCACACTTTTGACAAAAATATAATATTTGATATTCATTTGTATTATAATTTATTAATTCATCTATTTTTTTTAATGCTTTATTATAATAATCAATACTCAATATTGGGTGAAAATTTTGTAAATTATAATAATCACCAATTCTAAAATGAATCCCTACTGTCTTTTTATTAAAATATTCATTATATTTATTTCGAATATTATTCTTTTTTATTTTAATATTCAATAAATTATTAATTTTATCATAATGTTTTTTAAAATATTTATCACTTTGAAAAAATCCATTTATATATATATCTTTTTCTTTATTAAAAACAATCTCATCGTAATGAAATTTTTTTTCATTATATAAATTATTATTATCTTCTAATATTTTTTCATTTGATATATTAGTTTTATTATTTAATTCTGATAAAAAATTATCAAAATAAGTTATATTATCACCATAAATGGTATTACTATTATTTTTAATACATATTCTATAATCTAAATTGTGTTCTAATGATAAACTAATTCCGTTAAATATTTGAAATAATTGATTTCCTAATTGTGCTCTTAATACTATATATATCATTAAATCTATATAAATATATATTGTTTAAATAATAATTATGAAACATATTTGGATTAATATTGATAAAAATGAAAAAAGACAAGCATTTATGTGCAAACAATTCAATGAAAATAATATTGAAAATATAAGAGTATCTGCAATAACGCCTTTAATGTTTGATAAAGTTTTACACAATAATCATACTAGACCATTAACATGTAAGTATCCTGGTTGTATTACTTGTGATTATGAATTTGCATGTTTATGTAGTCATATTAAAGCAATGCAAGAATGTTTAAAATATGAAGACGAATATTTTGTTATTATGGAAGATGATATTTCTCTGCCATTTTTAATTGATTATAATAAATTAATAAATTCAACAGAAAAAAAATTTGATATACTTCAATTATTAATATTATATAATAATACTATCGAAAGTCTAAATAATGTTTTTAAAGAAAAAAATATTTTATTTATTAAATGGCAATATCTATTACCATCAACNGGAATGTATATTATTTCTAGAAAATCTGCAGAAAAATTAGTTACTATGTATTTTAATGAAAATAAATACGATTTTAGTAAATTTGATGGTCAAATTGTTGCAGATGTATTATTATATAAATCCGTTAATACCATATGTTCTACTATTCCATATTGCTATCCCAATATTGATATGGGTAGTGAAATTCATCCCAGACCATCTTATAGCACATAAAAAAGCAGTAGATAGTATTAAAAAAGTAATTAATGAACATAATAAATATCCATTTGTCTTAAAGAAAATTATTTAACTCCAATATCATCGGTCTTTTGCAATCCATATGTTTCATCAAAAAAGTATGTAGCTATTAATTTTTTTCTTTGTGTGCGTAATTTTTTACATACTTCTAAAGATGTAGAAGTATCTATTAACCAATTATTAAATAAATCATTATAATAATCAGGACATTCGGCCATATAAGGGTATGAATTAACATCCGAACATGCCAACATAACTGCTTCTTCGGCCAAACCAATTATATGTGAGAAATGTTTTGTTATACAATCTCTACATCTTTTATTTTTATTGGCCAAATGTTCCTCTAATAGTATAGATTGTTTAATAATTTGATGCATATTATACTTGGGATCACTTACTGGATCTATTGAACCACAACCACTTTTTGTACAGGATTCGCCATTGTCTTTTTCTTCAACTTTATGGTTATCTTCAATTGATAAACTATTATAGAATTCTTCATTATTTAACAGACCGTTATTTTTTTTACTATCAATATATCTATAATATATTAGTACAATAAATATAGCAATTATTAATATCAATATTAATATATATTCATTTTCCATTATCTTTTAATATAATATCTCTATATAAATATAACAATATAATAATATACTACTTAAAAAAAAATTTTTTATCCTATTTTATTAGGAAATAGAAATAATATGTTAGGGGGTAGTAATTGTAAAGTCGGTGGTAAAAAAAGTAGTTCGAAAGTATCTAAACGAGGAGGAGAATCTTGTAATAGAGTAAATGGTGGTGCTAAAAAAAGAGTTGCCAAAAAAGGTCTTAGAAAAGGTGTTAAAAGAAGAGGAGGTGGTTTATGTATAGGTAATTTACATCCGTTTAACGAGTCTGCTGATACAGATTCTGTTGGGGGGACAGCACCAGCGCCAGCACCAGCGCCAGCACCAGCACCAGCGCCAGTTCAAGTGCCATCACCAATGCCTAGTATGACTGGTGATGATAACATGGTTGGAGGTGCTAAAAAAAGAAAATCTAAAAAAACTGGAAAATCAAGAAAAGCGGGACCATATGCTAAATTTGTAAAAAAACATTTCGCGTCTGTACAAAAGAAAAATCCAAAATTTAAAGCAACGGATTGTATTAAAGAAATTGCGAAAATGTGGAAAGCGCAAAAAAAATAGATATAAAATTATTTAAAAAAAAATGATATTTTTATTTTTATAGAATCATTTAATTTATAATGAATGAAGAAAGATTTAATAATTTAGATAGTATTGTTCAAAATGTTATTTTAAACTTTACAAATAGAGCAGAAATAGGTTTTGAAAAATATAAAAAAAATATGGATAGAAATGATTTAACTATTGTTCAATGGATTGATCATTCAATTGAAGAAAAAATGGATGATATTATCTATATGCAAAAAATTAAATCTGAATTACTTAAACATAATATCTCAAATATTAAATCCTAAATTAGTTAGTATTCTTTCAACTGAACTATATTTTTCTATTAAATTATCTATTTTTTGATTTAAATTATTAATATTTTCTATATGCATATTTGAAAATATTATATCATCGTGATATTGACTTAAAATATTTTGTATATCATATATATTATTATTTAATGTAGTTGTTTCGTTTGTAAAATATTTTGATAATTTAATATAATTATCATTTAATGTTAATGATTTATAAGTATCATTAATATTGGAATTTAATTTAGAAGAATTGTATTGTTCGTTATATTGATTAAATAAATTAGTTTCAACATTAATATCAATATCTTTTGTTATTATATTACCATTTATTATTAAATTTTCATTGTATATATTGTCAATAATATATTTGTTTTTTTCTCCTTGATAAATATTATCTAGAGATAGATTTTCTATTTTATTATTTATAATGTTATTTGTATCAATTATATAATTTGATAAATTTGTATTATTTATTATTCTACTATTTTCGATATTCAATATATAATTTGACATTGCTTCCTCAACACCTTTTGCTATTCTATTATTTAAATAATCACTATCTGCTATATTATGATTTGTTAATTCATCATTATATAAGTTACTATAAATAGTACTCATATTATTATCAATACTTATATCAATATCTTTTGATATTATATTACCATTTACAATGAAATCATCATTATAGATATTTTTAACTATAAATTTATTTATATCACCTTGTATTACATTATCTAATGATATGGTCTTTATTTTTGTATCTACAACTTCATTTATTGTTATCAACCAATTTGATAAATAATTATCTATTATACCTTTAATTCTATTTTCTAAATATTCATTATCTCCAGATATTATATTTGATAACCCTTGATTATATTCATTATTGTAATAATCTTGTAAATCTTGTTGAATATTTACATCAATATCTTTTGTAATTATATTTCCATTTATAACTAAATTCTCATTATATATATTACTAATTATAAATTTATTTATATT